GACTCTGGGAGGGTGCTTGTCAGCTTCCCGTCTTCGACTTTCGCTGTCGACCAATCCAAGAAAATAGCCGATGCGTTGGCAATCCCGCCAAGACTCCCTGCAACCAGGAAGGCAAGAAAGAACACAACGGCTAAAACTAGGATTAGTATTTTCGACACGAGCTTTACTCTTTCGATTGTGATTCCAAGATCCAGCCTACGAATTACACGTAAGGCTGATGCAAAGCCTTGACGGTCGTGTTGGCTCCAGCAGCTCCACCGCTAACGATGAATCCGAACAAAGCATTGTTCGTGCTGGTCGTCGTCACCTTGTTCGCGGAGTCATCCCACCAAACCTTGGTGCCGTTTGCAGAGTTCTGCAGCGAAACAACGTCGTAGACGCCTCCGCCAGCTGCGACAGCTGCGGGGGTGGCTGATACAAGAGGGTCATGCGCAATTACGCAGCAAATCCCCGCGGTGTTCCCTAACAGAACAACGTCCCCCGCGGCTGCGTTTGCGGCTGGTGTGTAGTCGATCATCAAAGGATCGCCGTGTCGAAAAGTAGCTTGTGGCATTTCTATCAAACCTCCAAAAGTGAATCGTTATTTTTTGAACACACTGACACATCCTGATCCTTTTTGGGAAGCAAGCTTTCGGTCAGATAACTTTCGTCGAAGCTGTCTCCCCAAGGAACAGCGTTGGTGAATGCATGTTCGCCGCGATGAAGCAATGTCACCTTGCGAGTGCATCCGATTTTTAAACCAAGCTCGTGGCACAATCGAGAGAAGTACCAGTCCTCTGGTTCAACCTCTGCTCTGTACAAACCTGTCTTGGCGTCTTGGACAATCCGATCGTTGATCTCAAAGTGGACTTTCTTGACCCAATCCGAATCGAAGCGACAAATCCAAAGACCTGTGTTGAGTAACAATTGACCGTCAATGTCATCGCTCGTGAACGTTTCTGGAAGCTGGAAAACTTCCTTCATCGTCAGACGACATTTGACTCTCCAAGTATTGCCCTCCTCGCCAACAGCAATGGAAGTCAATCCATGCTGATCTTTGATCGGTGCAACCACTCCCAGGATGTCTAGGTCGTTTGCTTCTAGTTCGTCAATAATCTCGTTAAGCCAACCGGGATTGGGCTCGATATCCGCGTGCTGCATTGCAAAGTAATCAACATTGCCAAACCTGGTTTGTAGATTAAGTGCCGCGCACCACAGTTGATTGAACCCGTTCGCAAGTAGCGAGCTTTGCGAGTAACCGAAGTCAACAGCATGAACTTTCGAAGCGAGGAAAAAGCCTCGAGCTGCTGGCATGGTAACGTGACCATAACCAGGCATCCCAAGGAAAACTCGCTTCGATTTTGTTTCGTTCATGACTGTTGCTTTCTAGTGGACTCGGCTTACCAGAGTTACGCTGCACCCTTGCTCTTTACAGCAGCTCGGAACTCTTGCTTGCGAACTCCAAAGCTGTGGTACGAGCGCATTTGAACGCCAAGGTTCTGGAAGTCTGCCTCCGCCGTTTCGACGATAGGCTCTTCGCGACCGTCTAAGAAGCATGCTTCGATGGTTGGCAGGTCATTTGGATCAGCCAACAATCGCCAAGCCGTCGAAGAATTTCCAGAAATGCCGGCGTTGTTGAGGTACGACGAAACAACAGGCTCATAGCGTCCTGCGTGTGGGTTAGCAATCACCTCTTTCGAGGTCGATGCTGGTCGCAACTCTGTCGACACGTACAGTTGCCGAGCGACTGGACCTAGCCGTGTTGGCACAACGAGGAATCGAGGTGTAACGCCGATAGGATCGCCATTCGAATCGACTTGCTCGCCGAACATAGCTTCCGCCGTGCTAAGCGAGTCAACTCCGAGAACAGTACCAGCACCTTCAAAATAGTTCTTGTTTCCAGTTGTGAAGAACGTTGCATCGTCCGTGAATGCTGTCCAGAAGACCTTGTTCAACTGCAAACCAGCTTTCCGGCCCAAAGCCTGCGGGGCGCTTGTGAAAGCACCTAGATCGTCGTTTCGGAAGTCAACCATCGTGATCGACAACATAAGACCATAGATGTCAGCTTTGTTTCCATAGGACTCTTCGCCAAGGGAACCATGCTTGATATCTCCGTTCGCAGGAACCATTTCGTACTGTTGGCCGACCGTTAGGCGATACGAGGAGATCTCCTTAAAGTCATTCACTGCTCGAATCGCTGCAATTTTGCGCCACTCTTGCTCAATCGCGGTGAAGCCCTGCATGAGGAACTTATTCGCGGTGTTTGACAAGATTCCGGCAACGCTGATTGTCGAGAATGCAGAAGCCTGGATCGAACCAAACGCTGCACGCAAAACGTCCTTTTCGTTACCGTTAAAGCGAATCCCACTGTACCCGTTCGCCCACGCACAACTGAGCATTAGCTCAGTCAGAGAGATACCCCCACGGAACTGTGTGTGAGCGGCTTGCAACGTCTTGTCATCGAAAATCTTTTCAATTCCAGGGAGCTTGGCTGCTTGTGCAGCTGCTGCTTCAAGGACTTGCGGTGTGAGCGATGACGAGCCAACATGGATCGCAGGTGCGGTTGGCCGCGAAGCGCGTAACACTTCCAACTCCGCCTTGTCTGCGGACCACTTTTCGGCCAAGGCCTTCGCTTGCAACTCGGGGCTACCTGAAGTCAGCGAAGTGACTCGCGCGACTCGGTCGGCTTCAGCTTGGATCTGAGTCACAGCCCCAGCTACAGCAGCATTGACAGCTGCCTGGATATCCAAGGGTTGTTGCGTTGGGAGTGCAGGAGGCTTGCTAACATCGTCCGCAGCTGCGATACGTGCCGATGTGGTTCTGTCCGCCCCGAGGTCGACGAAAGATACTTCGTCGAATGAGGATTCAATAACCAAGTACAAAGGTCCGTCGTGCTGCTGCCCGTTGGCTTCGACTTGTTCGTCTTGAGAGACGAACTTGTACTTCATCGGAGTAGCTCCGATAGAGGCTTGCCATGGGAAGCCCTTCTTACTGGAAGCAACCACTTCACGAGCGGCCTCTGTCTCTCGGGATACAACCCCGGAAACGATCAATTTGCCATCGGTGATAGTGACCTGCTCTGTGTGGCCTACGCCCATCAAGGGATCGTGCTGGCAGCGAACCGTGTTGGTTTGGCTGCCGACCTGCATTCCAGTAAGATCTACAACGACTGGGTATCCCCAGCCGACATTCATCTTCCCGCCGTTGTATGCAACAATCTCGAAGCGAGGTAAGGCTTCAGGATCCTTTTCTGTGTCCGCTGCACGTATGGTGACGGGGGCTAGTGAAGCACACTGAAACGCTTGGCCGATCGCATCGTCCATGCTGCCGACACTAGGAGCTGCCAATGCAGTTGCTGCGCTGGCTTGAATTAAACAGCCGAGATGTCGTCGCGTCTTGGCGCGTTGAATAGATCGGCTACGAGACGTCAACGAGTTCATCGTCTGGTTCCTCTTCGGGGATAACAGAATTTGCAGTACTCTGGCTTGTGGTAATTCCAATTCCGAGCTCCTGCATCAAAGCAATCTCTTTGGCCCGTTGCCTCAGAGAAGATTCCCAATCAAGACCTTGCCGTGAGTATTCATAGGCGAGGGTAGTTGTGTTGTTGGCTAAGCGGATCGATTGAGCGTTGGCCTCTTTCTGAGGATCTACGTGCTCATTGCCGTCCCAAAACCATGTGTGAGCGTGTGTATCGATAGGGGTGATGCCTCTAGGAAGATACCCAGGGATCAAGAGAGCTTCGTCCAGCCACGCTGCCAAGATTCGATCTAGCACAACTCTTGCACAATGCGATTGATCGATTCGAACAGCCTTGAAGAACATTTGGAAATCAAGACGACCGCTAGCGTAGTTGTACCCTGCACTATTGCCGGCAGCGACATTGAAAGGAACTTCTAAACAACGGGCGATTTCGCCAATGATCTGATTCTTAAATTCGGAATATGTGCCCGTTGGTTGCTCGGCTTTGAGTTGCGCAATGTCCATACCACCGGGTGCGGTCATCAACGCATTGCGTTCAAACTCAATTCGCTGCCAAGCCTCCGCCGCGGGGTCGCTCGGATCGTAGCTGGCTGAGCTTTTCGCAATGGCATTCACCGAAGCTGCCCACTCCGCCGACCCGAGTACTGCGAGAGTGTATCGTCGCAGTTGAGCGAACAAAGGTAGTGCAGATGTGATCTCCGGAATACCGCGGCATTGGCCTGGCCTATCGGCCTTGAACCAGTGCAAGACGTACTCTGGAGCAACCTGATTCGGTGTGAGCGAAGTTCGGAATACATCGCCTGGGTGTTGTGGCAGAATCCAGTATCGAGTCGGGTTTCCTGCATCATCGAAATCGATACCGTCGACTTTGTTTGTGTCGAACGGGTTTAGCAGTCCAGTTGAAACTTGGTCTGCTTCGATGAGTCGTAGATCGAGCTTTACTGGGTCTTTAACCTTGGTATTGGCAACAAGTAGCCCGAACGCTTCACCATCTCCAGCGCGAGCCATTCGCATCGTTCGAAGCTTTTGTGCTAAGTCAACCGAATCAGCCCACGCGGCAAACAACTGCTCGATCTTGCGGTTGGCATCGTCTTTCCCCACGAGCAACATCTGCAACCGCGGACCGGTCCCTATACAGAAGTTGGCGAGTGTGTTGACTATCCCGCGTGCGTAAGTGTTGTTGGCAATCTCGTACCGAGACCGATTCCGCAACACTTGCCGAACGTAAACACTATTCGCGGCATTGGCGGATAGGTTGTCTGACATCGCCCAATGCTTTTGATTCTCGTCAGTAGTGCGTGCAGCATCGTACTTGGCGAGAATTCGACGAATCGCTCGTCTGTTGGTGTAGGTCTTGAACCTACGAGTGATGTTTTGCAGGATACCCATCAGGAACTTGCTCCCGGTGGTACGAACTTGCTAAATAGGATCCCTCGATTGCTTTTCAAAAGGGACTTTTGAGATTTGAGATATTTGTCGGCCTCCATCTGGTCGCGCAAGTTGTGCTGCGAAACGGATCCACTATCGTTGGAAGCGGATGCAGGCTTCGTAGCATTTTCAGCGATTTTGTCCGAGAGGTCGGTGTTGCTCATGCTTTGGAGTATTCGACCCAAAACGCTTTATGCAACGCTTGCGAAGACCCTCTGCCGAACTTTGCCGAATTCTGCCGAAAATTGCCGAATTCTGCCGAACTATCTGGGCTGCTGAGTTCGTAACCAACGTTCGATCTGTTCTCGTGACCATGTTGGCCGAGAGAACTCGCGTAGAGGTTTTGGGAAGGTCTTTAACTTGCGCATTTCGTAAAGAGTTCGCACTGATACGCCCAAAGCCAAAGCAAGATCCTTGATCGATAACAATCCGATTTCCAACTTAACCATTACGCTTCCTCCTTGCTTCCGCTTGTTCCTCTGCCAAGTTCCGCTTCTTGGTTGGTTGGATCCCCACCTTGCCAGCGTCAAGAACTTGGCAACCTACCGTTGATGCAGCCACTGCCGAGCCGACAAAGCAATCGAACCAGTGATTCTCCGTTCGGCCTGGCTTGAGTTTCCAAATGTCCGCAGCTCGGCTCGGACCGATCTTGCGAGTGAAGGCTTCCGCTGTGCAATGGTCGGCAAACATTCGATGTTCATCTGGCCTGGCCCCAAACAGAGTGAACGAGGACTTGGATCCTAGTGGAAGTTTCAGCCGACTCGCTACGAATGACTTCCAATAGTTTGTGTCGTACGTAACGTGCCTGGTGAATCGCTTCTGGTTGATAAGAGGGAACTTCCAATTGTGCCCGATCGTTTCGCCCGGCTTGCGAGGTAGATCATTAAAGGCTGTTCCAGTCTCCCCGACGAAGCGACCGTGCGAAGGCATCCAAACGCTACTCCCTTTGGCGCGGCAGAATCTGTAGATCACATCTGTAGAGTCACCGTCAGACGCATCGACGAACACTCGATCGATACGCAGCTCGTTGCCGTCTCGCATGAGTGGTTGGCTGAGCTGAGTCTGTAACTCTTCAAGTCCTTTGTACCAGGCTTCCTCTCGTGTCTCGACTTTGAGTTTCCGTTGTAGCGATAGCTTGGCTCCCTG